GTGGACGAGCAGAGCGCTTCCGGGAAGCTGGACATCATCATTCAGCTGCCGTACGTCATCAAGACGGAGACACGGCGAGCAGAAGCTGCAAAACGGCTGAGGGAGATCGAGCTCCAGCTGAAGGGATCGCAATACGGAATCGCTTACACAGATGGTTCTGAGAAGATCACTCAGCTGAACCGGCCTGCTGAGAACAATCTGATGAATCAGGTTGAGTACTTGACGAAGCTGCTTTACAATCAGCTCGGTCTCACCGAAGAAGTGATGAACGGTACGGCTGATGAGGCAGCGATGATCAACTACATCAACCGGTCTGTCGAACCGATTCTCACTGCCCTGACTGAAGCGATGACCAGGTCGTTCCTGACCAGAACAGCAAGGACGCAAGGTCAGGCCGTCATCTACCTCCGTGATCCGTTCAAGCTCGTCCCAGTCGCGCAACTTGCGGAGATTGCCGACAAACTCACCAGGAACGAGATCCTCACGTCCAACGAATTCCGCAGCATCATCGGCTTCAAGCCATCTAGCGATCCTAACGCTAACAAACTCCAGAACAAGAACATCCCGCCTCCGGCTCCAGCGCAGAAGTCGATCCGAAGAGTGCCATCTCAAGCTTTGCCATTGATGCCGCACGCCCCGTCGATACCGCAAGGAGCGAACAGTCAAAATGGAACCTGACTTCACCGGGTACGCAACGAGGACCGGCATCAGGTGCACTGACGGCCGGACCATCAAGCATCACGCCTTCAAGGGCAACGACAACACCACCGTTCCGCTTGTGTGGCAGCACTTGCACGACGCGCCTGCGAACGTCCTGGGTCACGTCGTTCTGCACAGCATCGGCGACGGCGTTCGTGCCGAGGGCTACTTCAACGAGTCCGAGTCTGCCACGCAGGCCAAGCAGCTCGTCAAGCACGGCGACATCAAGATGCTGTCGATCTACGCCAACCAGCTCATCCAGCAGGCCATGGAGGTCGTTCACGGAGTCATCCGTGAGGTTTCCCTGGTTCTGTCGGGAGCCAACCCCGGCGCGGTCATCGACAACGTCAACCTCGCACATGGCGACGGCATCACTCCGCTGGCAGACGAAGCGATCATCTATTCCGAGGCGACGATCGAGTTCGCCCAGGTCTCGCCGCCGGGTCTGACCGCTTCCCTTCCGCCCAAGCCGGCTCTGGCTCACGCCGTTGCCGGTCTTCCGGCCTTGATACCGCCGACATCGCCGGTTCAGGCTTCCGATGGCAACCCGTCTGTTGCCGATGTCATCGCCGGCTTCACCGACCAGCAGAGGGAAGTCGTCTATGCCCTCATCGGTGCGGCCATGAGTCAGTCAGACCCGTCCGACCCTAACCCCACCGAACCGAAGGGCGACCCGCAAGTGACCCGTAACGTTTTCGATCAGACCGGCGGAAACGCGCCCGCTGGTCCAGTTCTCTCACATGCCGACGTCCAGGGCATCTTCGACGATGCTCGCAAGCGTGGTTCGCTCAAGGACGCGGTCGAGGCGTACACCCTGACGCACGGGATCCAGAACATCGACTTGCTGTTCCCCGACGCGACGGCTGTCGACGCCACTCCGGCCTGGATCACCCGCCGGCAGCAGTGGGTTGCCAACGTTCTCGGCAACACGCACCACACGCCGTTCTCCAGGATCAAGAGCCGGTTCGCGGACATCACGCTGGACGAGGCCCGTGCCAGGGGTTACGTCAAGGGCGCCATGAAGCGTGAGGAGTTCTTCGGTATCACGACGAGGACTACCACGCCGAAGACCATCTACAAGAAGCAGAAGCTCGACCGCGACGACATCCTCGACATCACCGAGTTCTCGGTCGTCGACTGGATGAAGACCGAGATGCGGGTCATGCTGGACGAGGAGGTCGCCCGCGCGATCCTTGTCGGCGACGGCCGCGACGTGGCGGACCCGGACAAGATCAACGAGGCCAACATCCGGCCGATCCTCACCGACGCCGACATGTTCGTCACCCGCGTGAACATCAACCTGTCCGACGCCTCCAGCAACAACGAGGAGATCGTCGACGGCATCATGTCCGGGATGCAGTACTACCAGGGCACCGGTGTCCCGACGCTCTACACGGCTCGATCCTGGGTCACCAAGATGCTCCTGACCAAGGACACGCTGGGCCGCCGGCTGCACAGCTCCATCGCAGAACTGGCTGACGCCATGGGCGTTGGCGGGATCGTCATGGTCGACGTCTTCGAGTCGATGACGAGCACGCTGATCGGCATCATCGTCAACCTGCAGGACTACTCCGTCGGCACGGACCGCGGCGGCGAGGTCACCTTCTTCGACGACTTCGACATCGACTACAACCAGTTCAAGTACCTGTACGAGACGCGTCTTTCCGGCGCCCTCGTGCAGTACAAGAGCGCGATTGTGGTCGGTTCCACCACCTCCACCATGCTCGGTGCGCCGACGATTCCAACCTTCGTCAAGGCCACCGGCGTCGTGACTATCCCGACCATGGCCAACGTGACCTACGTGTCGGTCAACGACCAGACCGGCGTCGAGAGCGCCGCCCTGACGGCGGGTGCTCAGACCGCGATCGGTCTTGGTGCATCGTTGCACATCAGGGCCAAGGCCGCCGGCGGTTACACCTTCGCCGACAACGCGTCCAACAACTGGACGTTCCAGCGTCCCGCCAGCTGAGGCTCGTAGATGCGGTTCTACGGAACCGTAGGCTACGCCACCGACACGGAGACTGCTCCAGGCGTCTGGACTGAGGTCATCACCGAGAAACAGTATTTCGGAGATGTCCTAAGACAGGCAAGGCGCCTGGAGCCATCATCTGCGGTTCCCGCGACGCTGAACGAAGATGTCACCGTCGAGAACAGATTCAGCATCGTGGCCGATGCGTATGCCTACGATAATTTCTCAAAGATGAGGTATGTCGGCTGGAATGGGTCTAACTGGACGATCACCACGGTGGAAGTTCAGCGTCCAAGGCTCATCATGACGATCGGAGCACTCTGGAATGGGAACACGGCTTGAGCTTCAGGGCGTCCTCGAAGAGGTCCTGGGGAGCAGAAGCGTGTATTTCCAGCCTCCGACGAACGTCCAGATGAACTATCCATCGATCGTCTACAACCGGGATTACCGGGCGGTTCAGTACGCGGACAACGGGGTCTATACCAAGACGCTCCGGTATCAGGTGACGGTGATTGATCCTAATCCTGATAGCCTCATCCCTGATAAGGTCGGCGATCTCTCCATGTCGACCTTTGTCCGTCACTTCACGGCGGACAACCTGAACCATGACATCTTCGACGTTTACTTCTGAGGAGGAGTAAGCATGCCCCCAGCTATGGGACCACTTGTATGGGACGACACCGGTAAGCGCCTCTACGAGCATGGCGTGGACCACGGAGTCCTCTACCTGCTGAACACGACAACGGGTGAGTACGACCTCGGCTATGCCTGGAACGGTCTGACGACCGTTACCGAGACGCCGGCCGGTGCCGAACCGAACCCGGCCTACGCGGACAACATCAAGTACCTCAACCTGCTCTCCGCGGAGACGTTCGGCGGGACGATCGAGGCCTTCACCTATCCCGTGCAGTTCGCCGAGTGCGACGGCACGGTGGCCGCGTCACCTGGCGTCAACGTCAGCCAGCAGCCGAGGAAGACCTTCGGGATCTCGTACCGGACCCAGGTCGGCAACGACGTCGACGCCAATCTCGGTGTCAAGATCCACCTGGTGTACGGGCTCTTGGCCTCGCCGTCGGAGAAGGCGTACGCGACGATCAACGACTCGCCCGAGGCCCTGGCGTTCTCGTGGGACATCACCAGCACTCCGGTCCAGGTCACCGACATGGCGCCGACGAGCTTGCTCGTCATCGACTCGACCCTGGTCGACCCCGCGGATCTCACCGCTTTCGAGGCGATTCTGTACGGATCGGCAACCGTCGCGCCCAAGCTCCCGATGCCGGACGCCGTCATCGCGCTGTTCCCGCCCGGGCCGTAGGAGGGCCCCGACAGAAAGGGGCTAGAGAGTGCTTCAGATTACGGTCCCGCTTTCAGAGAAGTATGACGAGAGTACCAGCGAATTCGCAGTCGTTGGGGCAGTAACGCTCGATCTGGAGCACTCTCTGGTCTCCCTGTCAAAATGGGAGTCTAAGCACGAAACGCCGTTCCTGGGCAATAAGCCGATGTCTCACGAGGATACCCTGGATTACATCCGCATGATGATCCTCGGCGATTTTCCTCCAGAAGACGTCATCTCACGACTGTCGTCCCAGAATCTCAATGACATCAACGCGTACATAAACGCTAAGATGACAGCGACCTGGTTCAACGAGAGGGATGCTCCAAGACCCCGAAGGGAGATCATCACAGCAGAGCTTATCTACTACTGGATGATCTCGTTGAACATCCCGTTCGAGTGCCAAGACTGGCATCTAAACCGTCTCCTGACTCTGATCAGAGTCTGCAACCTCAAGAACTCTCCAACGAAGAAGATGTCTGGTGCGGACGCCGCAGCACAACAGCGTGAACTAAACGCATTGCGCCGTCGGCAACTCGGAACAACCGGCTGACGGAGGTGAAGCGTGCCG